TGTACAGCATAACCATCTATCACCCAATCCGCTTCCTCTGCGGTCTTGAGTATCTCGTCTGCTAGAAGTTTATTGACTTCGGCTTTGGGTTCTTCTAATAAGATAATCATCTTAAATCTCCATGTGAACTGTTGTGCCAACAGTAGATACTGCTGACTTGTTGTTGACCACACACCATAACAACGGAGTGTCTGACCATTGACCCCAATCACCTACGTAACCATCTGTGATGACGATGACGCACTGTGGTCGGATGTGATTCTCTTTCAAGTAGTCGGGTACGCACTGCACAACCGTACCTCCACCACCTTTAGGTTTAGTTGATGTTGTGATGCTATCTAACTGATCTTGCGTGTAGTATTCGGCGCAGCATACTTGTGTATCCCAGTAAAGCAAACGCACGCCGCTAGGTTGTACTGCTTTACAGATCGCTGATACCTCACTCAAGAACTGATTGAGTTCGCTCTGCCCGATAGAGCCTGACGTATCAATCGCAATCACCACCTCTCCAATCGCTTCGCTGATCCCACTCGGCATGTACATGTCCATACCGATGTACTTACGATTCGGTCTGCGCCATGTTGAGTAGTCGTTACCAGAACAAGTTGTAGATACAAACTCACGCAATGCCTCGCGCCAATCTACCTTGCTTGCCACAAGTTCTTCAAGCAAACGTGTGCCACCACTCCCTAACTTACCGGCAAGCAAGATACCCTGACGTACAGATTCATCGACTGCACGTTCAAGCTCATGCGTCTCCTGTGTTGTTAGCTTCTTGGCTTTCTCCCAATCATGTGTGTCCATCTGCTGCCCATCACCTAGCTCACCTGATGAGCCTCCGCCGGCACGTTCATCACCATCTGATAACAAGTTATACACCTGCATACTATCCATGCCCGTATACTTACTATCAATCAAACCACACGATGGCATCTTGATAAAGCCCGATGTGTCCTCGCATAGCTTGAGATTGATCACGTAGTCACACGCCATGTTCGTCTTGTCGGCGTTCTTCTCATACAGATGTTGATACGTATGCAAGTGGCGGTACAGTACATGGTACGTCTCATGCAGTATCAAGAATCTAAACTCGGCATCGCTGAGTTCATCTACAAACTTGCGCCCATACATTGCGTTCATACCATCAGTACATGCGGTAGGTAAGTCATCCTCTATCGTATGCGAACCAAGCATCAGTATCCCTGCGAGTGGTGCATAGTTGTCGTTACCTAGTATGTCTGCCATACACTTGGTCAACCGCTGCTCTGCGGTCAGTTGTTTACCGATCATTAACATGAGCTATCTCCTGATAAGTAGTTATACCGTGGTATAACTTGTTAGGTTTACAGATTTAAATCTTGTCTGCCACGAACACATAGTTGTTAGCCATGCACCACGCGGTAAACTTCTTGTTGGTCATTACTTCACCCTGCTTACTGTACGTCTCGCGGCGTACGTTCATGGCAAACATAGTCTGTGCTTCTTTATCTAGTCTGCCCATGTAGTCCATCCACGCATCCATCCATGTCTTGTCAATGGTAGATAACGTACGATAAACCACCATCATCACTGCACTCGGAGTTACTGGCAGCTTGGCTCCCATCGGGTCGGTCTTGATACTCTCCAACGTAGGTAGTTGATCTGCGATACGTACGAACGCGCTCAGGTTACTCGCGCCCTCTGTGCCAATCGTGCCGATCAATGCTGCTGTTAACGTCTTATCACTGATATGATCACGTTGCGATAGCCAGCCCGATGCAGCCTCGAGACTACGTGGTGTGACGAAACTCACGCGGCTAGGGTCAGCCGGATGAAAGACAAACTTGTTCTCCTGTGGGTCACGTATGTCCTCGAAACTTGCCATCAGTTGTGGGTTCTCATGCACCCATGCAATCAAGGTATGATCTAGCCCTGCCTCAATCGCATAGTCCTCGATCCACTCCTGCGTTGTGGGCTTGCGTGTCTTAATAATAGTCAGCCGGTTGCGTGCGTGTGCCGGTAACAGATCACCTACGCCCTCACTACCCAAGTTCGTTGTGGCAAACACGATGCTGTCCTTGTGTAACGTATAAGAACCTATCTTGCGTTCGAGCATCAGTCTAAGCAGCGCGTTCTTCACCGATGGGTTGGCCTTGCCGTACTCATCAATCATCAGGATGATCGGCTTGGCTAAGTGTGCGCCCAGTTCTTCGTTGGTCACGTACGTGACGTAGCCCTGCCCATCTAGCTTCTCAATACGTGGTAACGTGATGTCACCCAAGTCCTTAGTCGTGCAATCAAAGTAACACGTAGTGTGGCTCGGCATCTCTGCACCCAACATCTTGAGCATGGATGATTTGCCTGTACCCATGTGGCCTTGCAGTAACACGGTTCGGCCTTGCGATACGCGCAGCAAGGATTTGGCTTCGGATAAACTCAGTTGATACATAGTTGTTGCGTTGGACATGATTGTCTCCTGATAAAAAGTTATACTGCGTTATAACTACCACTTCATTTGATTTAATACTGCATCTACCTTCTGCTTTACATCTTTCCGATGGGCATCAGATTCACGTAGCCCATCAGCACTTACACCTGCCATCACGTTATCAAGCTGTACGCGCATCGCTTCCATGCGTGCATCACCTGTCACGTTAAACTTGGACAACAAGCCCACCATCTCATGCACGTTGTCAACAAGCGAATCGCGGAATACTTTCTTGTCATCCTTTGATTCATAGTTCAACCGCTCAGACATCTTACTCAGCGCGTCATACGTACGTTGCCACACGTCACCCATCGCATCGTTCAGCATCGCTTGGTAGTGCTTGGCATACTGATCCGATACTGCCTTGCTTGCCTCGGCCCCGATGTCAAGCCGGAAATCACCGGCATCGGGTACGGGCATCTGTGCATGGCGAAACTTAAACTTGTGCGTCAGTGCATCGACTGTCGGGTATTCGTCAGGGTTGTACAGTGCGCCTAGCTTCACCTGTGCTTGCATCTGCGCCCAAGAGTACGCCTGTAAGAATGTTTCCACGAGTTTGGCAAACTCCTGTTCTTGGGCTGTGAGTTCTCTCATATAGTCCATGTACATCGTAGTCGGCAGTAACCGCATGCCCAAGTCAGACCACGGCATCGTGCTGTGATAGTGGAACGACCGCACGTTACCGGCAAACTTGCTGATCGCTACCAGTTCGGCACAATCACCCAAGAGCTTCTTGTGGAACGACCCGATACCGGCCTCGGCGTTGTTTGCATCGGTAGTTTGGCGCGTTGCAGACTTGTCGAGCTTACGACCTGTCCACACGCTGATTGATAACTCAGCAAGCATTGCACTGCTGCTGATTGATGGTGCGTAAACTGCGGGGGCTTCGTAGTTCATGAGTATCTCCTGATAAGTAGTTATACTGTGGTATAACTTGTTGGGGTTGTGGAACATAAGTAAAACAACATGTAGTACAGTAAACAATAATACACTAAACTGAATGATTTGTCAATGTTTACGAGCTAAACGCCCTAGCGAGCAAGGGTTTGTTAAATGAAGGCGCAATAAGACGTTTTTTGTAGCCGTATCCGATGTTGATGCAGTTAAAGTAATGCACTGCACGCGCAAGATCGCCCTTGAATGAATACTTGGTTTTGTACGCACCCCTGCCGCGACCTATCTGCACGAGGAAGACAGATTCGCTCGTGTACGCAATCGGCTTGCCGTCCAGTTCTTTCGTTATGATTTCCATCATCTACCTCTTCTTGGTAACGGCACGAATTTCCATGCCTCAATTTGTTTTGGTATGAACATCTCCTGAATCAAACGTGAACCGCACTCTACGCATGTTAAGAACCCAAGACTTGATCGGTTCGGTGGTACGCGTACATAACGGCACTCGCAGCAAATAAGATCGTGTGCGTGATAATCGCTCATGTTATGCCCCCAATAAAATAATGGTTGCAGCTACCATTGCAATCGCAATAACGAACATGCACGCCTCTAAAATCATCGTTCCGATAGTAGCGGGGCGGGGTTCATTCAATCGTTCGTGACGTTCTACTGAATCGTTGTTCATGAGTTCTCCTGATAAGTAAGTTAAAAGTTATACTGTGGTATAACTCGTTAGTTCATAAGTTCGTAAAGTTATACTGTGGTATAACTCGTTAGTTCATACGTACATAAAGTTCAAACGTACTGTGTTCTTCTTTATCTACTGTACTAAGTTCTAATTATACATGATTATAATGTTCTTGTCAATGTTTACAGAGGCTAAGTCATTGATTATATTGATTAGTTCGTAATGTTCTGTGAAAGTTCTGGGGTGAAACGCACGTAAGTCATTGATTTATTAGGTATAGTTCGTAATGTTCGTAAAGTTCGGGCTAAAAAAGAGTAGTTTCTAAAGTTCTGTAGAAAATTTACAGAACAATAGGCGGGGAAATACGCAAACTTAGGCCAAACGGAGGGGAGAACTTTAGGACAACACTGTTTTTTTAACAGAACATTAGAACTTTACAATACTTTATAACGATACTGCATTACATGCGCCTATCTAATGACATCCTGCCCATGTATTTACAGGCATCTTACAGAACATTGTTCCGGCATTTACAGAACATTAGGTACAATATACCGTTCTCTGTACTGTGAAATAGGTTGTTCTGATGTTCTGTACGCCACGCAAGGATTGTGTTCTGTCCCCGAACGCAACGCCACGCAACGCCAAGCAGAGCGAGAACTAACTTCAAAGAAGTTATACCGCAGTATAACTTCTTATGGGGTGATGGTGTGACGGTAAAATATGAAATTTTATGGAATTTTGGACGAAAAAAAACCCGATCAATTAAGATCGGGTTAGGTAGTTATACTGCGGTATAACTTATTGCAGTGGGATCGTTAATTTTGTTGCATTAAGTTTCGAGATTGTCGCTGCAATATCAAACTTGTGCGACCCTTCCAACTTCTGCAATTTTGTTACTGCGCGGTCGATGGCTTCGTGAATCATTTGTAATTCAGTTTTCTTGCTGACTTCTTTTCCACTAGTATCTTCAAACCGCTTGAGATACATTTTAATATCTGCCATGTACTTCCCGATCTTTTGTTGCGCGGTTTTTCGCTCGGCTACCTTGATCTTACGAGCATCGTCACTTAGCCCTGCGGTTAGTACGGCAAGATCGGCTAAAATCAGCGTGCGGTATTCTGCCTTTAACCCTGCGACAATGCAGGACTTCGCTGCTTCAAAAATTTCCACCTCACCGTCCTTGTGTAACATATCGGCGCGTATGCCATCGGCATACATAAGATCAGCCGCAGCAACCCATTTACCTTCAGACTTTTCACCTTCTTTTACTGCATCGGTTAAGGCTTGACGTGCGTCAGCTGAAAAATTTACTTGTGCCATGATGTATATCTCCTGAATAGATTATGCTTCGTTACCTGACTGGCTTCGATCAGCATGACTACACTATAACAAGTTATAGGTTAAAAGTCAAGAGATGGTACAAAAAGTTATACTATGGTATAACTTGGCATTACTTGTGGCGCAGCGACCCCACCGCCCCCCTACCCCCAAAAAATGGCGGGCTTGTCGTGCAGCGGCTGCGGCTCTATTCCACTCAAATGCCTACATATTTTTGGCATCATGTTGCAACGCAACATAGGGAAACACCCCCCGTCATCAAAATAGTACCCCCCATAAAAAAATTTTTTGTTATATTGTGCGTATATTGCTTAGGCAAACAAATTCATATGATTACTTGCGCTTCAGAACTTAGCACAGAGCTACCCCTTGACCCTGAGCCTTATGCCCAGATGAGAGAGCGTGTCGAGGCTGCATGTAACTCAATAAATCTATTGATAGAGAACAATATCCCTCTACCAGAATTAGAACCACTCGAACAAAGCAAAGAAGAAACTTCAGAACTTTTTAAAGCTTTTGCTGCGGATGATTTAAAAGCAAACCAAATATTATCCAGCAATCGTATTTCTGATATGGCCCCCGAAGCTGCATTTGAGGTGAGCCGTATCTTGTCTGAGTTTGGGCGTTCGGTAGTATCCAACTCTGCACAGATTCGCAATCTTGTGACCAACAAGTTATTGATTGAATCAACTAACCCAGATGCAAGAGTACGTATAAAAGCACTAGAAATGTTAGGACGTGCGGTGGGCCTCTTTACAGAGTACACCGAAGTTACGATTAATCAACGCTCAACAGTAGATATCAAACAGTCTTTGCTTGAAAAGTTGGAGCGTTTAAAAACAGAACAGGTTGTAGATGCGGAAGTGGTCGAAGAGGCGGAAGATGCTTGATTCGGCGGACTTCACTAATGAAGACATCGAATTACTTGTATCCAACATTGACAAGTTTAGTATTGATGAACAACGTGAGATTGAAGAGCTAGTTGCAGTTCTTACTAAACGACAATATGCAGAGACTTGCTATAACGACTTAATCTCTTTCTGCAAACATATGCAGCCTGACTATATAGTAGGAAGGCATCATAGAATATTAGCGCAACTCTTAATGGAGATTGCTGAAGGAAAGAAAGATCGTATCTGCGTGAACATACCGCCTCGGCATGGTAAATCACAACTTGTATCTATTTATTTCCCTGCATGGTTTATTGGACGCTACCCAAATAAAAAGGTAATGATGGTGTCGCACACCACAGACCTTGCCGTAGATTTTGGACGTAAGGTGCGTAACTTAATTGATGCCGCTGAATATAGAGAGATATTTCCTACTGTATCTCTAGCCGCAGATTCTAAAAGTGCAGGTCGATGGAACACAGCAGTTGGCGGTGAATACTATGCGTGCGGTATTGGTTCAGCATTGGCAGGACGCGGTGCTGACTTATTATTAGTTGATGATCCACATTCTGAGCAGGATGTGTTGAACGGTAACTTTGAAGTATTTACCAGAGCCTATGAATGGTTTACTTTTGGTGCGCGTACACGTTTGATGCCGGGGGGTCGCGTAGCAATCATTCAAACTCGTTGGCACTTAGATGATTTGACCGGGCGTGTTGTAAAAGATATGACTCAGAATGAAGAAGCAGATCAATATGAGTTGGTTGAGTTTCCAGCGATCTTAGAGAATGATGATGGAGAACAACGGGCGCTCTGGCCCGAGTTCTTTACTATAGAAGCATTGCTGAGAACAAAAGCGTCTATGCCTTTGTTCCAATGGAACTCACAGTATCAGCAACAACCTACTGCGGAAGAAGCCGCAGTCGTGAAACGAGAGTGGTGGAATATTTGGGAACCGGAACGCCCGCCGCCTTGTGAATACATCATCATGTCTTTGGACGCCGCAGCAGAGCAACACAACCGTGCTGACTTTACGGCGTTAACAACTTGGGGTGTGTTTTTAAACGAAGAAACTAACATGCAGAACATCATCCTGCTAAATAGCATTAAGCAACGGATGGAGTTTCCTGAATTAAAAGAATTAGCTCTACAAGAATGGAAAGATTGGGAACCCGATTCATTCATTGTGGAGAAAAAGTCGGCTGGTACACAGTTATACCAAGAGTTAAGACGTATGGGGATTCCTGTGATTGAGTTCACACCGCATAGAGGCACAGGTGATAAGATGGCACGACTTAACTCAGTTGCCGATATAATCCGATCAGGTATGGTCTGGGTTCCACAAACACGTTGGGCAGAAGAAGTAGTTGAAGAGATCGCGGGGTTCCCATTTATGTCGCATGATGACTTGGTGGACTCCACAGTAATGGCTTTGATGCGGTTCCGATCCGGTGGCTTTATCCGATTGGAATCTGACGAGAAAGATGAGCCGTACTACTTTAAACGTAAAGTAGCTTACTACTAGGAATAATTATGGCCGAAAATGATATTGACTACGACAGTTTAGTTAACTTGATTAACTACGCACCCAATACAAATATTGATAAAAATCAAATTCCTGATGCTCAATATTTAAGAGATGTAAATGGTACGCAAAATTATTTTGATAGCGGAAATATTCCTACTAGAGCCGGTTATGAGCTTAGAGCAGCCGGTCATGATCTTAAGCACGGATTTGAACCTATACCTCAATCAGGTATTGGTTCTATTGCGCCATCAGATATTCCTTACACAATCCATGGAGCGGCTGGATTAACAGGAATTGCAAGAGCAGATTTATCTCCTCATACAGGAGCTGTAACAGTCGCAGATTTTGATCAAAATGATAAAAAAACGGGCAAGTCTTCAATATTTGTAAACAAAAATATAGAAGCAACGGGGCTACCGCTTGATGTTACATTGGCTCACGAAATGGAACATGTTCTGGAAAATCAAGGGTTAAAAGCAAATAATAATACAATACGTAAACTATGGGTAGAAATGGCAGCTAACGGTTATATGGCCCCAGCATATCCTCATCAAGTAGTAAAAAGATTTGCTGATGCTGCCCCATATTTACAAAAAGAATGGGGTTTAGATAAAGGGGCT